TGCTAATCGAGAGTGGTAAAGAACTTGCCGGCATGACAGAGATTCTTGCTGGTAATTCTCCAGGCGCGAATGTTCCGGCTGAATCTGTTCTTGCATTGATTGAACAAGGCTTGCAAGTCTACAGTGCCATCCATAAGAGACTTTATCGTAGCCAGTATAAAGAGTTCATAAAGTTACGGAGGCTGAATGCTCTTTATCTAGATCAGATGACTTATAAGGCTGTTCTTGATGATAGTAACGCAATTGTTCAGGCTGACTTCTCTAGTGCAGACTTTGATGTTGTGCCGGTTAGTGATCCGAACAGCACCACAATGATGCAGCGGCTTCTCAAGGCAAAGGCCATGCTAGAGTTGAGAGGGCAAGGACTTAATGATCAGGAAATCTTGCGGCAATACTTACTTGCTCTTGATATCGAAGATGTTGAGAGATTCTTTCCGGCTGAAGATCAGCCTGATCCGACTGAACAACTAGCGATGCAGAAACTCCAGGCTGAGATTGCAGAGCTGAGTGCAAAAGTTGCAAAGTTGAATGCAGAAACTCAGCAGATCATGACAGAAATTCCAGGCAAACAACTCGAGCAAGAAAAGACAATTGCAGACATGGACAATGATGCTATAGATTTAGCTCTTAAGGATAAGCAAATATCGGGGCAGCTTGAGCTTGGAAGAAGTCAGCAAAGTTTAGGCAAAGCACCTGATGGATTAAAAGAAAGTACTGTGAAACGTGAATATAGTTAAGGAGATAATATGGATGAATTAGAAAAAAAGAAGAAAGGCACATTTTCTTTTTTACGTGCACTTGGTTTGGGTAAAAATAAGAATGATAATTCAGACAAGAATGTTTTTTATGCTGGGAATGTAACAACTGCAGCGAATAAGCGAAAGAAAGAATTGGAGAAAGCTAATCAGAATTGAGGATATTACGATGCTAACTAGTGAACAATTCCAAGAGTGGAAAAACCATCCAGTAACAAAAGAGCTCTTTGCTGAGATTAAAAAGACTAGACAATCCATAGTTGATCAGCTTGCTAATGGAAATAGTATAGGTCCAGATGCACAGGCAACACATGGATTTACTAACAGAGCAGTTGGCCAAATAAACGGTCTGGATCAGCTTCTCAATATTTCTTTTGAAGGTGGTTTTGTAGATAACGAAGTTGATGAGATAAGCGGTTACTAAGAAGAGTAACTTAAAAGGAGAGTCGTATGAATGAAGTAATAGAAAATAATTTTAAGTATCATGCGCCAAAAAATGGTCAAAATGATAAGTATCTAGCGTTGAGAGCTAAGGGAAAAGAACTTGCATATTTAATTGATGAGTTATGTCCTAATTCAAGAGATAAGTCTTTAGCAATGACAAAACTTGAAGAAGCTATAATGTGGGCTAATGCTTCTATAGCAAGATCTTGAGAAAGAATAACAATTATTTAAAAGGGTAATAATTATGAGCACAGAACACATTAGTGATATTAATCAATCTGGCATCTTACCGACTGGCGGACATTTGTTGGTACTTCCTGAGAAGGTTGAAGAAAAGACTAAGGGCGGAATCTATTTGCCACAAACAACTCTGGAAAAAGAACAGCAAGCAGCAACAGTCGGAACCTTGATTGCCATTGGACCTACTGCCTGGAAAGACCTTGATGACGGAGTTGCCTGGGCAGAAGTTGGCGATAAGATTAGTTACTCTCGATATGCTGGTGTCTCTATGAGCGGGAAGGATGACGACTCTTATGTATTGATTAATGATAATGATGTTTTGGCTCGGTTACTCTTTTAAATAGGTGTTATTATGGCAGAAGAATTTGTGCAAGACATTATTATGGCAGCCGAAGCAACTGATGGTTCTTCTACAGAAGCAACAGAAACTACTGATGATATCAGCAAGTCTGTTGTGGCAACTAACTCTGGTGATGATCGATCTTCCAATCAAACTAAAACCCCTAATGGTAATGCTGATTCTGATCAAACCAAGATTGCTCCGTCTGTAGAAGAACTTGCTGCACAACTTGGCTGGCGTGCTGATCATGTAGGTGAAGACGCAGTTGATGCAGTCACCTACATTCTGAGATCAAAAGACATTCAGAAGGCAATGAGTAAGCATAATAAAGACTTAAAGGAGAATCTTAGCATTGTTCAGGCATCTGTAAATGCTTTGAAAGAGCACAATGAGAAAGTTTATCAGACTGAAGTTAAGAAGTTAACTGCTGAAATAGAAACTCTTAAGAAGGAACGCAAGTCTGCAATTGAGCTTGCTGATGTTGACAAGGTCGAAGAGTTGGATGCACAGATCGAAGCAAAGAAAAACGATCTTGCTGCACCAAAAATTAATGATAGTAGCAAGTCTGGTGCTGTTGAAAATCCTGTATATGATGAATGGATTCAGGATAATCAATGGTACTTGGAAGATAATGAAATGGCACAGTTCGCTGATAATGTGGCTCAGAATTATGTTGGTGCTCCACTGTCGAGGATTTATGCATTAGTAAGGCAGAAAGTTCAAGAGGTTTTTCCAGAGAAGTTTGCATCTGCCAAGCCTGGAACAGTTACTACTGAAGTAAAAAAGCCAGTTGGGCCGGTTTCTCCAGTTGATAAGGGCTCCAACAATAAGGGTGCTTCAACTTCTTTCAGTAAAGCCGATCTTACGCCTGATCAAATTAGTATCATGAATCAATTTGTTCGCGGTGGCATTATGAGTGAAGAACAATATATTAAAGATATTGCAAGTATGCAAGAATAATAAGAGGATTATGTTATGACAGAGCAGGCAAATAAAATAGAGAGTGTTAAAAGCGAGCAACCGCGAAAAAGAATACCTCTTGGATCGAGGAATATTTTGACTGCACCGAAGAAGGTCGGTTTCGTGCGCCGATTTGTTAATGATATTGGAGACCGCATTCAGATGTTTAAAGATGCTGGATGGAACACTGTTGATGATGGTTCACCTGTTGGGGATTCAAAGATTGGCAGACCGACTAATATTGGTAGTGCCACCAACCCTAGTGTGGGTAACAATCAGCGAGCTGTTCTAATGGAGATCCCAGAAGAGATTTATGAGGCAGACCGAGCCGAATCACAAGCCAAGATTAGTGAGGTAGAAAACCAAATTAAGCGGAACTCTCGTGGCGAGGGTAGAGATGGCTTGTCTGGAAGTGTGACTATTTCGTAATAATTAAACTTTGTTGAGGTAAAAAATATGGCTAATCTTGATACTCCTTTCGGCTTTAAGCCGGTCAAACATTTGAACGGTTCTCCTTGGAACGGTCAGGCAAATGTTTATTACATTCCGTCTACAGATAATACAGCAACTTTTAAGGGTGATGCAGTTAAGAGTGCTGGATCTGCAGATGCAACCGGCAAGTATCCTACTGTCGCCCAAGCTACTGCTGGTGCTGCAGTAAGAGGTGTTGTAATTGGTTTTGGTGATAATCCTTATGTGATGATTCAGGCTGATACACCGTTGCGCGCATATAGGCCGGCTGCTACTGCAATGTATTGCTTGGTAGTTGATGATCCTCAGGTTATTTTTGAGGTCCAGGAAGATAGTGATGCCAACTCTATTTCTGCTGCAATGGTTGGTCTTTCTACTAACTTTGTAGTAGGCTCGGGTTCGACTGCTACTGGCAAGTCTGCTATGGAACTCGACTCTAGTGATACTGCAACTGATACTAGTGGTAACTGTAGAATTTTGCGGCTTGTGAATCGTGACGATAATGAGCTTGGAAATTATGCAAAGTGGGAAATTCTTTTCGGAGAGCATGAGCTGGGCCTGACTATTTCAACTGATGTTTAATTAGTTGCTTATTAACTTCTGCTATTTAATCATCATTTAAAGGAGCTTACAAATGGGTATTATTACTACTAGTAATTTTGCAAAAGATCTGGTGCCTGGTGTCAAGACTTGGTTCGGGCAGAAATATAAAGAGTATCCGATTGAATATTTGGATATTTTTGAAAAGGGTAACTCTACAAAGGCTTTTGAAGAGGAAGCTGGCGTAACTGGGTTCGGGCTTGCAGCTGTGAAGACTGAAGGAGCAGGGATTGCATATGATGAGCAAGAGCAAGGATTTGTTAGTCGCTACACTCATGTAACGTATGGTCTTGGGTTTATTATTACTAGGGAAATGTACGAAGATGGTATTGCGGTTACGGTTGCTTTGCGTCGTGCAAATGCTCTGGCCTTCTCCATTCGGCAGACCAAAGAGATCATTGGGGCAAACATACTTAATCGGGCGTTTACTGCTGCTTATACTATGGGGACTAATAGTGATGGTAAGGAGCTTTGTGCTACTGATCATCCGAATAAGTCTGGTGGAACTTGGCAGAATGAACTCTCTACTGCCGCTGACCTGAGTGAAGCTGCTCTCGAGCAGGCTTGCATCGACATTGCAGCATTTACTACTGATCGGGGACTCAAGATCGCGATTATGCCACAGAAGTTGATCATTCCTACTGCACTTGAGTTTGACGCTATGCGGATTCTCGAATCTATTGGGCAGTCCGGCAGCGCGAATAATGATATCAATGCTATTCGGGCTTCGAAGAAGTTTCCACAAGGCATCGCTGTGAATCATTACCTGACGGATAGTGATGCATGGTTTATTAAGACCAACTGTCCTGATGGCCTCAAGTATATGGAAAGGCGGCCGGATGCATTTGGAACTGAGAATGATTTTGATGCCGAGAATGCAAAGTTTAAAGCAACTTTCAGGGGTTCGTTTGGTTGGTCTGATCCGCGAGGCATTTTTGGTTCGCCTGGTGCTGCATGATAACTTGGTGTTCATAAGTGAACGGCCAAGACTAAATTTTAATACTAGCGTTGGAAGGACCCAATCTTCCAACGCTGCTCTGAATGAGGAGTGGTAAAAATGGGAAAATATTCTTTTGGTAAAAATGGCCCGACTTTCGAAGGCAATGCAATCTTTCCTGCCTTCGCATCTGTAACTACTACTGCTACACCTGCATCAGGTTCCTGTGCAGTTCAATTTGTTTTCAAAGATGTCTTTGGTAATGCTGTTACGGCTCCTGTATCTGGGATGCTTTATTTAAGTACAAGCTCTGCCGGATTATCTCATAATTTAGCTACTACAAGTCTTGTAAAATTGACTAATGGTGCTCTTACTAATCTTGGTAGTGCTGGGCCGAGTTTGTTTACTACGACTGCAGCTGGATTGCTTGGACTGACTATTACTGCCGCTGCTGCTAGTTATTATGTTGTTTTTGTCAAGCCTGATGGTTCATTGCTGATTTCTTCTGTTTGTACTGTAAGTTAGTATGACGCTTAGAGGAAGTTAAAAATAATTAAGTAACTTTAACTTTCCATAGAAACAAAATAAATTTCTATGGAAACTTAAGTTTACTTAGATCAGCTGGTTTCTTATTAATTTAATTGGTGAGGTAAATAATGAAGATTATTAATATTATCTTTTTGTTGTTATTAGTTTGTAGTACGAATTCTTTTGCTGCTTGGTCAAGAGTAGGTGGTATTGAAGCTGGTGCAATAGGTAGTCATGGATCTCCTACAGTACAATTTACTTATGAGTTTACTGCTACTGTTGAAAATACTATTGATACACTTACTCTTCCGACTGCTGGTGGATGCATTACTTGGCTATATCTTGATTTTCTTACTCCAGCTCCAGCTTCTATTACTACTACAGTTAGAAATAGTTCAGCACTTACTGTTACTGGACCTTTAGCTGATGCTTTAATAGCGGATGGAATCTTGTATCAACCAAACACTGGAAATCCTTTATGTCTTGCAAAAGGCTTTACTTATGCATTTACAGGAACAATTACTGTAGGTGATAAATTTCGCGTTATTACTGAGGCAATGGTTAATGATTAATATGAAAAATACTTATAGCAAATCAATTACATTAGCACTTTTAGTAGTTTTGTTAATAGCTGGTAGTGCGTGGGCTATGAAACCATTATATCTATTAACAATGTTTTATGGTGGTACAGTAACAAAAACATATTTAGCATTTGGAGCTGAAAAAATAACACTTGGCGGCAATTATGTACTTGTGAGGGAATAATGAAAAAGAGACTTAGTTTTATCATTGTAACGTTGCTGTCCTTGCCCGTATTTGTTTTTGCTGATGTTGATGGTGATTCAGATGCAAATGGTTATTTAGATGTGGCTAAAGGGGGTACAAACTCAGCTACTGTGGTAAATGCAAGAACATCACTTGGAGTACCCGCTACAGCAACAACTCTCGTTGGATCATGTACTGTAGGACCTTGCTTAGATGGTACTTCAGATGGTGGAGACTTAATTAAACTATATGGACCAAGCGGGTTTTGGACCTCGTTGCAGGCTGGTAATGCTGTAGTAAACAGAAACTGGAGATTGCCAATAGATGCTCCGCCGGCTGCCGGCACTACTAGGCTAATTAATGTTGATGAGAATACTCAAATGGGTCTTGTTGATCCGGCAACATTCGCTGAAGCTCTTGGAACAGATGATAACTATGTAACGGACGCTGAGAAGACCGTTATTGGTAACACCAGTGGCACTAATACAGGCGATCAGACCTCAGCCTCTGCACTTACTGTAACAGCAACTGGATTTGATGGCAACTTGACGATTACCGATGATACTGTTCAGGAGGTTGCTCAAAAACTTGATGATCTTTCGGTAACAGGCGGATACACTAACCTTACGTCCTTTTTAACTCAGACAGCTTGGAGAATGTTCTACTCTGATGGCTCGGGTGATGTCAAGGAACTCGCTCTTGGTTCAGATGGTGAATACCTGAAATCCAACGGTGCAGCAGTTGCTCCGTCGT